TGGTGTTGGTGGATTGTCAACTACTTGGTACAACCAAGGTGCTTTGAGCATTGATGGTATCGAGATATTCTGGGCTCCAGGATTGGCTGCTAACACTGCAATTGCTACAACTGTAGATAACCTATTCTTCGGTACATCTGTATTGAGTGACTTGAATGAGGTTAAAGTTATCGACATGGCTGACATCGATGGTTCACAAAATGTGAGAATGATCATGCGATTTGTTGGTGGTGCTCAGTACGGAGCTGTTGAGGATGTTGTTACCTACGGTATCGTAAACTCAGTTAACTAATACTAATCATGGGGGTGGGTAACACTGCCCCCTTTAATACTTAATAAAATGCCTTGTACAATTTCAAATGGCCGCACCGAGCAATGCAAGGATAGCATCTCAGGTATCCAAGCGGTATATCTATTAAACTACGGTATATATGACCCGGACCCCGCTCCATCAGGTGATGTTACCTATGATGTTACTCCAGGATTTGAAGATCAAATTACTGGTATTACTTTGAATCCTATTGCACCTGCAGTAACTGCTTATGTTTATAAGTATGAGCTTAAAGGGAACAACGGTTTCAACACTACCATGAACACATCCCGTGAGAATGGTACTACTTTCTTCACTCAAACTTTGACTATTGAATTGAAGAGACAAGACCCTGTATTCCACAAGCAGTTCAAAATCTTAGCTTATGGCCGTCCACACATCATTGTACGTACCAACGGAAACCAATTCTTTTTAGCAGGTCTTTACAGAGGATGTGATGCTACTGCAGGAAGTGGTGAAAGTGGGGTACAGTATGGTGATTTTAATGGTTACAAAATTACTTTTGAGGCCATGGAGGAGAAGCCTGCGAACTTCCTTGACTGTAATACTGAGGCTGACCTACTTACCTTGTTAGGTTCACCTACTTTGGTTACTACTTAATAGTATACCATATCAACTGAGAAGGGGGGCACATTGCTCCCCTTTCTTTTTTGGCAACAATTTACAACTTGGTGAGTTATATATATATGCAGGTAGTTACCACCGATAATGTCAATGACCAATTTATATACTTTATCCCAAGGGAAAGTACTGTAGATACCATGCACCTCACAGATGAGAGCACCAATGTAGAGGTAGCTGTACCCATTACAACCTATACACCTGGTGACTACACCGATGAGATTGAGGCAGTCTTCCCATGTCAAGAGGGGCACTACTACCGTTTAATACTGAAAGACAATGCAGGAGTGGAAGTGTACCGAGTTAGATTATTCTGCACGGACCAAGCACATGCTAACTATACACCCAACAGCTCTGCCTACGTAGCTCCAAGCAGTGCTAATGACTTTTTAATGTACTAATATGGATAACATTCATGTAATTAACCTAGCAGCTTATGAGGCTCCTGTAATTAAGGAATCAAAAAAGAATGACTGGGTAGAATATGGTGAGGATAATATGCACTTCCAGTGGTTACTGGATAGGTATATAAACTCTACCACTAATTCAGCAGTAATTAATAACATCTCCCGGTTAATTTATGGGAAGGGGCTCAAAGCATTAGATGCTAAGAATAAGCCGAATGAGTATGCCCAAATGATGTCAATGCTAGAGAAGGATGATATCCGTAAAATGGCACTTGACTTTAAGATGTTAGGGCAGTTCGCTATCCAGGTACTATACACAAAGGACCATAAAAAGATAGCTAAGGCAATGCATATCCCAGTGCATTTATTAAGAGCTGAGAAATGTAATGAGGATGGAGAGATAATGGGATACTACTACTCAGATAATTGGGCAGAAGTTAAGAAGTATACTCCTGAGAGATACGCTGCATTCGGTACATCTAAGGATGAGATAGAGATCATGTTTGTGAAACCCTATTCTGTGGGGATGAAATACTATGCCTATCCAGACTATCAAGGGGCACTTCCATATACAGTGCTAGAGGAGCAAACGAGTGATTACATGATTAACCTGGTTAAAAGTAATTTCTCACCATCTACTATACTGAACTTCAATAATGGGGTGCCATCTGAGGAGCAGCAGCAGATGATTAAGAGTGATATCATGAACAAGCTAACAGGCCCACAGGGTGATAAGTTAGTGGTATCATTTAACACATCCAAAGAAACTGCAGCAACCATAGAGAATATGCCTGTAGAGCAGGCTCCTGAACTGTATAAATACTTATCTGAGGAGTGCGTTAGAAAGATTCTCATAGGACATAACGTAACATCTCCGCTATTATTCGGGATAGCTACCACTACAGGCTTCTCTGCTAATGCTGATGAGCTAAAAAACAGTGCTATATTATTCAATAACATGGTAATTACTCCGCTACAGGAGGTAATGTTAGATGCATTTGATAAGATATTAGCCTATAATGGCATAGCATTAAAGCTATATTTTGAGACATTAAACCCATTAGATGCACAGGGTGATCTAACTACCACAGATGAGGCTACAAAAGTAACGGATGCTATCAATATGATGAGCCCATTAGTAGCTAACAGGGTACTAGAATCCATGACTGCTGATGAGATTAGAGCATTAGTAGGATTGAAACCTGCACCCATAGCTCTAAAGAAAGAGGATGTATCTGATGAGGTATTGAATGAGGTACTAGATATCCTGGAAGGAGAGCACAATGATGATGATGAATGGGAGCTAGTAGATGAGAGAGAGTATTCAGATAAGAATGATACTACAGAAGAGTGGGCTACTCGAATGATTAAGCCTAAGGAAACTATCCTAGAGAAGTTAAGCTCATTCATTAAGAGTAATCCTAATGGATTTAGCTACCTAGATAAGAGTGTATATAAGGTACGTTACAGATACTCTGAAAGATACAACAAAGAAAACAGCAGAGAGTTCTGCCAGCAGATGATGAGACGTACTGCCAATGGAGTAGTATATAGATTAGAAGATATAGATGCTGCTAGCCGGGCAGGAGTTAATGAGCAGCTAGGCCATAAAGGACAGCCATATGATTTATTCAAGTTCAAAGGAGGGGTAAATTGTGGACATTACTGGACTGAGCAGCTCTATAGATTAAAGAAGAATACTGATGGTACATATCGGCCTGATAAGGCACTGAGTTCATCTGAGCAGGTAGCATCTATACCTAAGAGCTACATGCCGAATCCTGCAGGCTCAGGAGATGCTAATACTCCGCCGATTGATATGCCGAATAATGGACATCACCCAAACTATAAAGGATAATGGAGGCACTATTTATAACAAGACAGGACCTTGTAAAGTTCACTGCTACCAATGGTAATGTAGATACTGATAACTTCATCCAATGGATTAAGGTAGCTCAGGATATCCATATGCAGAATTATTTAGGTACAAGGTTATTTAACAAACTTAAAACAGATATCCTAACTAATGCAGGGAATGTTACTGCTGCATCATTAGTTACAGGAGGTACAGGATACTCTAGTGGACTTCATAATACTACAGGGGGCTCAGGTAGTGGATGTGTTATTAACATTACAGGTACATCCGGTGGTGCTATATTAACATTTACCATATCTACTCCGGGTACAGGATATAAAGTAGGTGATATACTTACAATAAGCAGCCCAGGTACAGGAGGTACTATTGAGGTTACTGCTGATAGTATCACTACCAATTATAGAATACTATTGAATACCTACGTTAAGCCATGTTTAATCCATTGGGCTATGGTAGAATACCTGCCATTCTCAGCGTATACAATAGCTAACAAAGGGATATTTAAGCATACCTCAGAGAATGCTGTAAACATTGAGAAGGCTGAGCTAGATATGCTAATAGATAAGCAGAGACAAATAGCACAGCACTATACTGAAAGGATGATAGATTATCTGTGCTTTAATAATAACCTATTCCCAGAGTATAATCAGAATAGTAATGGGGATATGTATCCGGATACTAATAATTATAATATAGGATGGGTGCTGTAAGAAAGCCAAAACAAACGAATATAAAGAAATTACTAACCTACTTAAGTAATAACAATGGCAAATGATATAGGATGGGGCAAAGCATTTGATCCTGAAACAGGATGGGGAATGGCTGCAGTTAATAACGGTGATACTGGATATGGCTATGTAGTGATTAATAGTTATTCAGGTGAGACTAATATCTCATCTAGAGATGCAGATAATATACCTCCTGATGAAGAGATAATGATACTAGATGATGCACCATTGATATATATGGATAGTGCAGATGGATTTATTCCTGTTATGTATCTATCATTCAGATTAGCAGAAGGAGTAGAATCTAGAGATATTAATGCAGATTTCTATGTAGATGGATCACTATCATTCAATATACCTGTAGTAGCAGGTATCAATCAGATATGGGAATTCCCTCCTAATGGTGAATACTATGCTATTCTCAACGTTAATTTAGATGGTCAAGTGTATTCGTTCCAATCTAATATATTAACTGTATGATAAAGCCTACCAAATATCCGTATAATCCTGAGGAGATGTCTGAGCTATTCGGTGAGGCTGTTAATCAGGGAAGGAATGGTAAGCAGGATACACTGGTATCAGGTGATAACATTAAGACAATTAACGGAGCATCTGTATTAGGTAGCGGAGATTTGACTGTATCCGGATCAGGTGCATCATGGGGAGATATCACAGGAACACTGAGCTCACAGAGTGATCTACAAACTGCATTAAATGATAA